ACCATTGTAGTTTGAACTACATTCACCAACTGTTTGTTGATGTTTTTTAAATCGGCAATTTCTGCCGCCTGTTTTTCGATTAATTCTTTTAATTCTGTATATTGTGACATAGTTAAATCCTCACTTCCTGTTAATCGTCTTTTAAAATCTTCCCATAGCTCCGGCTGACGTACAAACGGCTCAGGACACTTTTTATCCCACACATCATAATGGCGCAATACGTTTTCTACCGGAACATTGTATTTATTCATTAAATATCTTGTCAATTTAATCGTCTGTTCCACAATCCCGTCACGAATATAGTATTTACCGTCCGCACCAATACGACTGCACATTTCAATCGAAATACTGTTCATATTCCTGCAATACGGGTGTTTGTAAATTTTTGTACCACCGACCGCCCACGCCGCCCATTTATCGGGTACAGATTGATATATTCCGTCATCACCGATAAAATAATGTGCAGACGCACCACGATTTGCACCGCTGAAATAATTGCAGTTGTTCAATGCCGTATCGCCGTTATTTGACGTAAAATGAATGACGATATATTTAATCTCGCCATTCCTATATGTATAACAGTTGGACGGGTGACACTGCGGACCCTGTTTGATTTGAATATCCATACTTATTCCTCCGTATCATCTTCGCCGCGCAGTTGTAGCAATATATCTTTCAACTTTTGTGGCATTCGCGGGTAAATTACCGCCACATTTTCCAACACGCTTATACCCTCATTTGCTATGTAAAACATAATGACAATTTCACGAATTGCGACGTTATCGCCTGTAATCTGTTGCAGGACGTTTGATAACGCTACTATAATTAATATAGTAATCTTTTTGAGCAGTCCTTTAAAACCAATCTCACTCGACATTGTTTTTGTGTAGATTGCCTTGATAATACCTGTCAGATAATCCAGCACCATTATCACCAACAGCGCCCATAAAATACTATCCCATTGACCGAATATTGCGGCGAAAAAACCGCCTACAATTCCAATAACCGTACTTGTCCAATTAAAAATCTTATCCATAAATTAACCCTCCATAATCTCCTGTTTCTCAGCTTCTGTAATAAAACCTGCTTTGACAAATACATCAAGCTGTTTCTTGGTATATAGCCCCTTTTTGTAATATCTTTTTATCAATGCCTTATTCATTGCTGACACCTGCCTTTAACTCTGCAATCTGTAGTAACAGCATTGCATTGATTTCGTCCTGTGACATTGTTTCGTCACCGCTCATAACAGACTGAACGTGCTGTTTTAATTCCGACATACTGTCAAATGTTTTCGCCTGTATCTGCTCCAACTGTTCAGCTGTCGGCTGTTCAAATGTTATGCCCGTATGCTGAATTTTAGCAATTTCTGTGTCCATATCGAAATCACCGTCAGTTTCGGCGAATTTATCATTGACAATCCTGCGTTTTATACGTAATATATCCCTATCGGCGTGTATTCCGTACACCGTGCCGTCAATTTCGACACCGTGTTCGTAGAATTGTGCCTGCCCGTTTTTACTATAAAATTTGTACATAATAGCCTCCTTAACTCCACGATGTTATATTTCCTTCTGCAATACAAGTATCTGCAATTCTACCAAAAGATTTAGCACTTGTTACATTATTTTTGATTACTGTGTTACCATCGACGTCTAAAAGATTAAACTCGTTATTGTCGGCTAATGATGATGAAGTAGAGAACGTGTTATTTAAGATTAATGTCTTACCAGTTGCACCTATCAATGAACAACTTCCTGTCGCAGGTATAGATGTGATAGACATATAATTATCTGATATAATAGAAGAATTACTACAATCAATGAATTGAATATATTCTCCCTTAATGTATATCCCTGTAAATTGATTCCCAATTAGTCTACCTGAATTTGTCAAAAATGACTCATTTTCATTTTGGTGTATTAGCATGAAGATATTGCCTATAATTTCGCCACCACAGCTAATACTACAATCTTCCATAGATCTGAAAATATTTCCCATAATACTTCCACCTAACGATATTAAACAATTATCGCAAGTTTCAATATAATTATATTGAAAGAAAATATTTGTCGCCGAAAGCATAAACCCTAAAAGTGGTTTGTTTTGTGTAAAATTTAAAAATTCATTCCCTATTATTTTTGCATAACGTGCAATGTAAATTTCTTTCGTTATTGCATTTCCTGGAGCACCCTCAAACCCATCTATAACATTATTAAAAAATAGTACTTTACCCAATTTAAATGTTGATACACCTATTTGATGCGTGCTAAATATAGTGACAAATGAACAGAACATAATGTTCGAGTCATCTTCAGCATATAATACTATTGGATTAATTGTATCAGATGTCACTGTTTTAGTATCTTCTACCAATGTTACATTTTTCATTGTCGCAAATTGTGATATGTGAAAAATATGCTGTTTTTCAGCAGGATTTGTGTTTTTAAAAATGAATTCATCACACATTGACCCATCTAAGGTCATACCGCCTTTTAATGATATAACACATCCACCACTACTGTTCGTCAATCCATAACCACGTATGGTATTTTCGTTTGTCAAAACACATTGTGTACCTACAGGATAGATAACGCTGTTGTTTTGCGCACTATCTATCGCCGCCCGTAACTTTAATTCGTCGTGGTCGCCGTCGCACACGACAAATATTTGGTTTTTTGTTTTCATCGACGCACCTGCCGCGGGGATTGGTGTATTGTCGTTTCCACCTACATATATTTCAGCCTCTGATTTGTCATCACTATATGCAATAGCTATTTCACCTTCCGAAAGTGTTAATCTATTTATATTGCTTTTCAAACCGTGCTTTGCTATAAATCTTGTTGCCATTCTATCAATCCTCCTTTCCTTAATACGTTCCACAATCAATGACCGATGTTACTTGTGCAGACAGTTCAAGCGGGTTAAAATCACCGCAATCAAAACTGTTTTCGGGTTCACTGTCAAAGTTACCGCCGTCAAGCTCTGTTCCTAACTGTTCCATACCGAATACACCACCGTCGTATGATGTAATACCGATTGTTGTGTACAGATTTTGAAGTTCGTTTGTATATGCATATACTATTTCTTCGACAAAAGCCTTAAAATCAATATAGTCAAAGTATTTATCAAGGTCTTTCACCTTGTCCCATATTGCTACTCTATCTTCTGTGATAGTATCAAGTACATTCTTGTTACTGTGCTTGTGAGCCAGTGTTTGCAGTGTATTCACCACATTTTCAAGCATTTCCCTTGCGTTTATTTCATCATCAAGTTTTGCGTTTGTATCATCAATCTTGCCGTTTAACACGCTATCCATATCTTCAAGAGATTTTTGTATAATCTCAATTTCAGATTTGGTTATGTACTCTTTATCATTAACAAGTTGCGATACAAGTGTAGGAACACTTAAAGCAAGCCTTAAACTCTCTTTTGAAATATCTTTTTTGAGTGATATTCCTGCTATTTGAGTTATTTTCAGAACGTATTTATTAAGCAAGTCAGGTGTTTCAGAGCCGAAGTCTGTCTTTTGATAACATACATTACCCTTCATTTAACCACCCCCATTAATTTAAACGCACCCTTACACATAGATTACAAGGCTTTGTGTCCTTGTTTTCAAACTTCAACGCCGATACAGTCTTGTTTACAACATAGTTTTCTTTGACTTCCGACCATAGTTCAGTCTTATGCGGTTTTCTTGACATAGTGGCATATAAAGCAACGTCGTCACCGTCACATTGCCAACCTATATCGTTCACACCTCTCTTATTTGCCGATACAACAGGCATTTTAAGATATATTACCTTTCCCGCTCCGACTGTATCTTCATATACATAATCGAAGCCGGTTGTCATTCGTTCGAATTCTTCCATTTCTTCTGCGTTTGTTGGTTTGTCATACATTATTATTTATCCCCCTTTTGAACTCAACGTGTGCCATACCGCTTGCATAGTCGATAGTAAAGCTGTGTAGACTGTCCATAGGCAAGTCAACAACTCTGCCGGTTGTACAATCTTCACTTTCATATTCAATTTTTATGTCTTTAAGATTTTGTTCTTCAACAATCATTCTCTTTACCTTTTGACATATCTCTATATCTATCGAGAATAACCAAGCTGTTGGTACTCTGTTTATAAACAACAGTGTTTCGTTTGGGTTTTTACACGTCATCGCAACGTTATCACCTATTCTAAATAACATATATTTTCCTCCTTAACTTGTGCTTGACGGTAAACCTATTACCGTACACTTCGAAAAATCCCAAGTGCCTTTGGGGTATGTTTTACTTCCAGTCGAACCTATAAAAGACGTTCCTACAGCTTTTATAGCAATACCAACACCCGTATCGTAAATCTGAAAAACTTCTTGTCCTTTGCCATTCGATACTCGCTTCAATGTCAAATCACCATAATTACCACTTGAATTACCAATAGTCACATACGCCCTTTTATCCTCATTATAAAATTTTGCTCCAACTATATCTGTACCTGTAATAGTTCCCTCTGTTATAAGGTCACCGCTCACTTTTACGCAACCGTTCAATATAAATCCGCCTGATATTTGAGTAAATGCAGAATTAATGCCGTTTTTTTCGTCATACTCTAACCAATCTTGTAAAATATCATTGAAATAATAATATTTGCTGTTATACTTGTAGAGTTTTTCTTTATCCAACGTTTTATCGCTTGCGGACGGTTTTTCTTTTACCGTAATAGCCTCTGATGTATCCATTTTTTCGAATGCAAGTGATTCAATCTTTTCTGCTGTTTGATTGAATTGTGTTTCCACACCTTTCTTTAGCTTTGAAACCCTTGTAGATATTCCGTCGGCAGTCATAGTGAACGTTGAAGATAATGTTTCTACTGAATTATCCGTGTATTCTTGACTTGATACTACTGACATTTCAATAGCTTGTGCCGTTTGCGATACGGTTGAATATTGACTTAGATTGTTTTCTAAGTCCTCATACGATACTTTACTTTCTATCTTTTCAGCCGTTACACTGAATTGAGTATCATAGCCGTTTAATTTCTTTCGCAAAGTGGTTGCGAGGTTGCTTTCGTCTATGTTGTCTAAAGCGTCCTCTAATGTCCTTTTCAGCTTAACGTAATTATCGTTTAATTCCGATACCGTTTCTCTAAGCTGTTTGTAATTCATATTGTTAATATCATCTTGATGATACAAATAACTCACCTCCTGGAGTAATACCGAGTTCCATTTCATAGAAACGTACATAGCCGTGTCCCTCAAAATGTAACTTGTAGCCATAATTAGCGGTCATTCGTGGTTTTAAGCGTATTGCTTGCATACCTTTCCGACCGTTACTGTCATATAGCAACTGCGATGTTTCAGGATTAAATTCTTCATTGTCGTACAGTGCATACACCTTGAAACGCCCCTCAATATACACAAGCATTTGAAATTTTGCTATATGTTTGATATTTACTGTCTGATATGTGCTTGAAGATGATGATGTCAGTATTGTTGATAAGTCTGTTTCACAGCTCCAATCGTCCGTATATTTGTTCGTATCCATTTTGTATACAACACCGTCTTTGCATAACATATACATACCGTTTTTGTTATGTGCAAAGCCTAATACTTCACTTTTGATTGCTTGTTGCGACCATTGACCGACCATTGTGTCATACACAAACAGATACATTTCGCCTCGTCTGTCTGTACAATACAAGTAATAGTTTCTTCCGTCACTACCCGATACAGCACTTTTGAACTCATCAATGCCAAGATTGTAGCCAATCTCACGTGGTTGTGAGCCTGTATACACCTTGATTTCATCATCTGACGCAAATATCAGTTTGCCGTTTACCTCTTGTATGCTCCTGTTGTCAATAGACCCCTCCGCATACACGTCAACCAATCTGAACGGATTTTTACTGTTGTATATTTCGTGCATAAAGTCACGTTTAAAGCAAACAACGTGGTTGTCATACACTGTTATACCTGTAAAGTTACCGCCTGCTTTTGTGTTGGTTTGTGAGGCACTGCTCCACGCATTGCTTTCGTTACTTTCAGCTACGGTGTCTAAGTTCCAATTCGTATAGTCGTTATAGCCTGAAACGTGTACTCTATCCTCATCAACTCCGAAAAGTCGCGATAAATGCACTACTGCATACTTTAGATTAGGGAACGACGGCGAAATAGTTATTCCAAACCCACTTTTTCCGTCACCTCTATCGCTACAAAATTGATAGGTTTGATTATCGTATGTGTTAAGCCAATAGCAACTCTTATTGCTCCCCTCAGGCGGTGCATAGTTTTCGGTAAATTCATAATACTTTGATACTTTCTTGCCGTTTTCAAGGTTTTTAATCAATTCGTATTTGTATTTACCGTCGCTATCCTTATCAGTGTTTTCGGTCCTTTTGTAATATGCTTTTGCCGTAACTTCTTTGTCGCTTATCTTTTCGTAATAATCGGTTATATTCGTACCGTATGCAATATCAGTTACTTCCTCATACTCATACGGTATTATCGTACCGTTATCATCAGCTTTTCTTACGTATAGTTTGGTTTGAACCGTACCTGTGCTATCAGAAACCTTTTCATAGTAATTACTTATGTCTGAATTATAATCAAGTTCTGCATACACTCTTGTATATGTGTAAGGGAATGACGTACCTGTACGTTCATAAAAAGCTACATTAGTCATTTGTTTTAAAGGTGAAAATGCCCTTATATATAAGCCTGCTACACTATCATCATTCTTCAAATCAGTAACCGTTATGTAAGTGTATGGTGAACACGTTCCTTGTCGCTGATAGTACACAATTCCATCGTTCTCGTTATAACTACCCGACCATTGCTTTTGGTATCCGTCATAAAACCTCGCTTTTTTGTTACTGTCTTTGTTATATTCCGTCTTTTTGTAACCGTCATTATACGTTTGTTTACTTGACTTTCTGTAACCGTCATTGTAATACTCGTCTTTCGTCTGAGTATATCCGTCGTTGTAGTATTTTTTTATTTCGACGTCCAAATTGCTTGTTTCAAAGTAGTTTGTGCCACCTGTCAAAGTAAATCTGCCTAACGCCCCATTCCAAACATAGTAAGTTTTTTTGCCACTACTTTCTTTTTGACAATACATAACATCAATATCGGCATTGCCGTCCTCAACTGCCTGTTTGTCAAATGTAGTAGGGTCTTTGTCTGTATCTACAATCTTCATAAACATAGATACTTTGTCAGGAAACAGTATCAATTTCTTTACATATGTGCCACCAAGTACATCAACGGCATTTTCATATACATTGAATTGCACCATACTACGCTGTATCGCGTCAGTTTCTTCTGTCACACCCTTTTTTATTAGACCTGTATATACTTTTGTGATTTGCCCTTTGCTGTTTTTCTTGTCGCTCAAAACAAGATAATCAAGTTTTAATTCGGTATCGTCACGATAGATAACAACAAGGAAATCATCAAAACTGAATAGCGATATAGGGTGTTTGTATTTAAGTCCCATATCGGACAATATGTCTGCCCTGCTTTGCGACGGTGTTAAATAAGGTGCCTCGGCTGTAGAAATGTTGCATTCCATAGACAAAGCACCTGTATCTATAACTTGCCGTCTGTTTAAACCGCTCCAATTCAGTTTGGAAAGGCTATATTGCTTTAGTGCCTGTGGTAATGGTACTTGTCCGAATTGTAATTCGTTTTGTTTCTTTGCCATATAACCTCTCCTTTACTGTCCAAATTGTTGGGCTTTATCAGATAGCCATTGTTTGAAATTTTCAAGTAAAATATTGTAATTGTTGAGCCAATTTGACGCAGGACCGTACTCATTTTCAAGTGAATACGCCTCGCCTCTCAACTTTGACTTTACCAATTCGATAAATTCTATCGGTATCATCACGTTACCGTCTTGTATCTCGTCATTTTCATTTACTTTTATCAATTTAGGCTTGATATGATAGATTAATTTAATAAAATTAGGTGTTTTTTGCATTTTAACAGCTAAATTATCACCTTTTTTATAAAAACAATCGGGAAATACGAAACCGCTCGTTATACTCGTCTTTATTAATTGTGTTGTATCTGCATACACCGCATATATATCTTCAAACCGTATCGGTGCTTCATTATCCGAAACATCAAGGTTTGCAAGCTGTATAACATCCTCTTGCGGTTCGGTAATTATCAAGTCGTTCTGTTCTTTTATAATCGCACTGTATAACAGCCATTGCAGGCTGTTCAGCCACGTTACATACGTCGAATTTGAGATAGGAAGTGCGACGTCCACTTCACTCTGTAATTCTGCTATTAACGCTTTTGCAGATATTCCACTGTCAAACACTTCTCTACCACCTCATTCGTCGTACACGTCTGTTATGTGCGTGATTTTTCCAATAATGCACATAGGCATTTCTTGATTTTCGTGTAAATTCTTGTTTGAATATACCTTGTTGGTCGTAACCGCAAAGGTATAAGATATTGTCCACGATTGCCGGAGTATAAAGCGGTAATACAACGTTTTCGTCCGATAAATCGTGTACCGGTGTAAAATGCACACCTTCTTTGAATAGTAAGTCGGGATATAATGCTTCAAGTTCTGCAACGGTGTCGTTAAAGAAATTAAAGAACCGTCGCTGTTCCAAAGGCACTTTAAGACTTACCTTTTCGTATATTTCTTTAAGTGTTACTTCTGCTTGTTCCAATTTATCACCGCATTTCAGAAAAAAATATTTCAGCAAGTACCTAAAATAACGGCAAAATAATGGCAAGGCAACATATAATCACCTTGCCGTTAGAATTAAATACAGTTGTAAATTCTGATTAGACCGCCCGGATTTGAGCAGATAAGGTCACCGTAGTTTGCAAGCAATGCTCTGTAAACTGATGAATTTTCCTTTAGGTTGAAAATACCACCGCCTTGTAGGTCAGCAAATTTCCATTCCTGTGTATGTAATTCAAGTGCTGATGTATCAACACCCCAAATTTCATCATCCGGCACGAACGTTTCGTTGACAACATCAACCTGTCTGTTGGCGAAATCAAACTGAATTGATTTGAAACCACCCTGTAAGGTGTTCTGTTCAACTCTGATATTGTTTACTCTTAGGTATTCTGCGTAGTGGTCGTACGCTTCGTCACCGCACAACAGCATATCAACCTTTGAGTTCTTGTCCTTTTCGGCACGTCTTAGAGCCTTTCTGATAATGTTGTCCTCAACATTATCATTTGCGTCAATAACAATAGGCTTGACAAACGGATTGTCTGCCTTGCTTACACCGTAAATTGTTGGAACTTCATCGTCGAAGATAGCACCAAGACCTGTGATTTCACGGTTAAATGAGTTCTGCACCGTCATAAAGCCGTCAACAAGTGCTGTTGTAGGTGCTTTGTCAAGGGTAATCTCATAGTTACCATTGCTGTTCTTTGTACGGTCAATTGCCATAATTCGTAACTGTTTAGCAACCACGTCGTTTGGCGTTGTAGCCGCAGTCGGATAAAAGTCTACAATCAAACCTTCCTTGACGTACTTAATGTCAGTCACTTCAACTTTTGTTGTCGGAGTTGTCTGTTTAACAACCTTTGTTAATGCACCTGTACCGTTGCCGAATAGTGAACGTCCGACGTTCCATTTTGCTGTTTCGTACGCCGCCTTAACTTCTGTGTCAAGTGCATTTGCCATAGAGCCGTTCTTGCCTGTAAGCTGTACAGCTTTGATTGACAATTCAACGTTTGAGTACATATCTTTTGCGTATGTTCTGAAACGTTTGAACATAACATTGCCCGCCTCAGGCGTTGCAAGTCCTTCTTCTCCGTAGCCAAAGCCACCCGATAGACCGATTGGAGCTGACGCAACAATCTCATTTGCTACCAATGGCTTTTTCTTGATTTTTGATAGTAGTGGTGTAGGCTCGATACCGAGTAGGTTATTCCATACCGGTAAGTAGTTAGATTTTAGAGCCTCTTCAATAGTTTTTAAGTTTTGTTCTCTTCCCATTTAAAAATTCTCCCTCTTTTGTAATGTGGGTACGTTATTTCCCTCTGAACATATCTTTTGTTCTTTTGGAGGCGTCGTCCCAAGTTGTTGGTTTTTCCTTTATTGTTAATGCCGCGTTTACAGCGCCGTTTGACGCTGACATTGCAGGCACTTGCTGACTTTGTTTAATGTCGTCCAATCTCTTTTTTTCAATCATTTGTTGAAATTCAGGATTGCTGTCGTAGTATTTCATTAATTCTTCTGCTGTTGGGTCTGACGGTGGCGGTGTATTCGCAGAATTTACGCCGTTTGCGATCATATACGCCGTCAAATACTTTTCGTCCATAGGTATGTCGTCGTTGGCTAACCACTTGTTATGCTCAATGATGTAATCTAACTGCGGCAACATATCGTTAATACCTTTCAGTTCATCAACGCCGCTGAACGCCTCAAGCATTTCCCTTTTTTCTTTCTCACGCATACCGTCCTTTGCGTATTGCAAGGCAGGTTCAACGTCTTTTAGCACTTGCTGTGTGACGTATTTTTGCATTGCATTTGCATAGTCCTGTTGCATTTGCTGAACAGTTTCATCGTCCTCGAACGCTAAACGGTTTACATCCAACATCGGCATTTGCATTTCGTTCTCTATAATCGCTTGCTCACGTTGCTGTGATTGCTGTGTTATAGTCTGTTGCAATTCGTTATTTGTCTGTCTTAGCTGTTCATTTTCTTCCATTATGCGTTGATAATCTTGTTCACGTTGTGCCGCCGCTTGTGCCGCCGCCTGTGCTACATTTGCCGCCTCATCAACTGCATTATTCTCTTGCGGCGGTTGTTCTTGTACCTGTTCTTGCGGTTGTTCCTCTTGTACTTGTCCCTCTTGCTGTTCTTGAGGGGTATCTTGTGAGGTGTCTTGAGGGGTACTATCTTCCCCTAACACCGTTTGACCGTCGAACATATCTTCGGTCGCTCGTCTTGCGTCGTAGAAATTATCCATTATGTATATCCTCCTATCTTTGTCCTTGTTGTTGTGCCAACATAGCAATTACATTCTGCTGTTGGTCTTGTGTCTGCGCCTGTTTATGTAGTCTGATATGGTCCTCTAATGCTTTTGCATACTCAGGCTTTTTCAGTTTTAACAGCTGAAAATCCAACTGCAAGATATACCGCAGGTGTTCGTCTATGTGTATATCGTGGTCGTCAAACTCTGATACTCTCGGCACTGCACCCTGCTCAAAAAATACGTTTTCACGTTGTGCCGCCTGTATTTGCAGTGCATTGATGTTCATTATTTCGGTGTAATTGCCTACTTTCATAAACTCCAGTGCCCTCTGTTTTACACGTTCAGGTATCTGACCGTTTGCGTCGGTAAACAGCCCCATTTTGTACGCGTCGAAGAAACGTTCCTTTTGCACTTCTTCCGACATCAGTAGTTCGTTTTCAGTGACGTATTCAACGTCATAGCTGTTAATATCGTCGCTATTCCATATGATTGCATTACCGATACGATTTTTACCTGTGCAATTCAGCACGCGTCGCGTATTAGCGTATTTTTTATAGATTTCAAGCCACATTACCGCCAAATTTTTGATACTGTTTCGGATATGGTCGCCTGTCAGCGATAGACGTGTATTGTCTATGTCAACAAGGTTCTGTATAGCCGTACCCGACGTTACGCCTGCAGGCGTTGCACCGTTCATCATCAGCTGTGATACACCTGCCACATATTCCATATCACTTTTTAAGTTGTATCGTTCTGTCATAATCTCTGATGGCAAATTGCCATTCGGAATAGGTGTCGGCGGTTTTGTTCCCTGTCTGTATACCAACATTGCACCCGGTGCCGCACCGTTTTGTTCAAATTCTTCGATGTCGATACTGCCTTCCTCGGTGTAGAAACCCTGTATTGCAATGCGTTTGATGTATTCGTGTATTCGGTTCAGACAGCCGTTATACGCCCTTTGACGTGGTATCAAATCTTCAATTATTGATTTTCCAAAAAACTGTCCTGCCGATTCGCGACACATCATTTGTGTTAATGGTATGCGTGAATACGGTAGCGGACCGTAGTAAACCAAATGTTCGTCACCGACAATGATTATCATTCTTCCGTCCGGTCTATGTTTTGTCGGACGTTCAAAATACGTAATCACTTTTGCGGCGTTATCTACCGAACGTGTACCTAATGTTGTGACGGTATTCTCGTAACCGAAACCGCCTCCGGCAACAACAGGTGTTAGTTCAAATGTTTCAACCGTTGTACCCTCAACTTTGATACCGTATAGGTCGTATATTTCCTCTTTGGTCTTTACCTGCTCCAAAATAATTGAACGTTGCGCCTCTACACCTTCTTTGAAAATGCTTTCAGGAAACACTTCGTACGGCGTTATCAGTCCGTACTCCAAATCACCTTGGTAAAACGCTTGTTCAAACTTTTGTTCATTGCCTTCATCATCAACCGTAACGACTTTTTCGGTGGCGTATTTCTCACCCTTGTCCTTATCCCACCACGATAACCAAAAGCAATTACCACACAATTCATTCCACTGTATTGCGGTATTTTTCTTGGTGTCAAAATCGCTTGAAGTCTGCAAATACTGCAATATCGTAGTTGATGTTTCAGCCTTTGCGTAGTCCTCTAACTCGTTCGTTCGTGGATTTACTTTCATTCGATAGTTAATCTTTTTCAGATTGGCAATTCGTGTATCTATTAACGGTGCAATCTGATTAAACGTTTCACGTTCCAACCAATCGTATACAGGTTCCAACTGCTCTATTTCGCGACTATACGGATTAAAATCGCAATACTGATTACCGACTAAAAAATTAGCATTTAGATGCCATTGTGTTTCCAATGCCGAACGTGCTGAACGGCGTTTCTCTAATTCTTCGTGAATATTTGCGATAATATCTTCTTTGTACAGCTGATTTCCGTCGTCGTCGGTGTCAATTACTCTGTCAACTTCTTCATCATCTGCACTTTCACTGTTAGGCGGCGAAAACATACTCTTAACACCCGCCTTTATGCCCTGCAATACAGGTGAATATCTTAAATTCATTATTCATCACCCACCTTTGCGTCGTTCTTGCGCCACCTATTCAAAACGGCTTTATGCCTGCTGATAGGTTGCTTTGGCTCATCGGCTTTGATGTTGTTGTATTCAGTCATATTTCTGCACATCAACCTGTTATACAGGTCTTTGCGTTCGATATGTTGCACTATTGTCATTCCTACTATGGTTAGTGTCTGAATCGCTATAACGCATAGCAGAAACCCTGTTACATTCATAGCCACTCCCCCTTAACTAACTTGCAAAATACTCTCAATTAATGTTTCTTTGCCAGCGTTTGCGTTGATACCCATTTCCTTTGCGATTTTTTTCAAATCGTTGTATTTAACGCTGTCCAAATACTCTTTTGTATATGGAATAGGCTTTTTTTCCGCTGTTTCTTCCACGTTTTTAGCTGTTTTCTCTATTCCACCGTGGAAAAATAGTAGTGGCGGTGGTACTGATACCGTCTTTTTCTCTGCTGACGGGTCGTATTCTGCAACAGCTTTAACCGCTTTTTTCAAACATTCCTCGCAAATTATGACGCTGTTACCGAATTCATTTGTGTTTGTCAGTGAATATGTATCGGTATTCTTACACCCTCTGACTTCACATTTTCTCTTTATTCTCTTGATTTTCATAATTAGAAATAGCTCCTCCTTTTTTCTAATCTGCCTTTTAATGCTTTCTCTCTGTACTTTTGTACCGCTGTCTTTTCCTCTTTTGGTGGCTTTGACGGTGATGTGAATTGCAACACGAAATATCGCAACGCGTCAGGTAAATGTGTTATATCGTGTGGCTCTGTCGCACAGTCCGTCGGGTGTTTGGTATCACGTTGCAGTGATGTTAAACAGTCGATTAATTCAATGCAGTTATCGAATATCATCAATCGGCTACTGCCGTTCTTGACCTGTAATAAATCTTTGACCGCCAACCAACCTGCCTCACGGTTATTTGAACTTTTCAACAGTGGTAAACCGCCCTCACGGAACAAATCCGCCTTTGTCTTACCGCTTTCTTGTGTTCGTCCCCACATATCAGGTGGGGCGGCGGTGTATTCTATTCGTTCGTCAGTCGGCGTCAGATTGACTATTTCCCCTGCACCGACTGAAATAACCTTATTGCTTTCAGCGTACTCGCGGTAAACATAGTAGTTACCGTGTTCGTCAATAGCCACCCATACACACGCCAAACAATCCAAACCGTAGTCCATACCACGATATTTACGCCAATGTTTAGGAATTTGAAACGGTTTAACAATGTGTATTGACCTATCAAATTCGTTGAAATACCGTCCCTCAAGCAAGTCCCAACTGCCGTCACGCCACGCCTCTCGCAGTCCGTCGGGCAGGTTATTTAACATATCAACATAGCCTGTATCTGTTTCCAATAACACCGCATTATCAAACACCGTCGCTGGAATGAACAGATAGTCGTTAGGATTTTCAGAATTACGGTATTTTTTTGACACAAACAGACGTTTAACCCATTCGTGACCGACACCACCGGGATTACAGGTCAAATACATTCGTTTTGGAAATGGATTAGCACCACGAATACACGCAGTCAGTGTTGAATACTGATATTCAGTAAATTGCGTAGCTTCGTCCATAAAAATGACGTCATACTCGATACCCTGATATTGATTAACGTCGCCCTCACTGTCGCAATACCCCATTTCCAATAACGAACCGTTATTGAAATAGAAACATTTTTCCTGTTTGCTATATCTCGCTATACCTTTCAGCAACGGCTCCAGTTCGCGAACGTGGTTACGCTCCAAGTCCCTGTATGTCCGTCGTAGGAATAACATTTTGATACCTGCGTATCTGATAGCCAATAACACTGCCTTCATTCTGACCGCCCACGACTTGCCCCCGCCTCTCGCTCCACCGTACATAATCATTCTGTTATGTGCGGTGAAAAACTGTTCCTGTTTCGGATTTGTGCGTGATAGGTCTAATTTCAGACTATTCTGCATATTTCATCACGTCCTGTGGCATTTTAATTTCAATCGTCGTGTTTTCTGTCGATTGACCCTGTGCCAATGCACGTTTGTCGTACAGTGTACCTACCGCCGTGCTTATTTCACTTAGCTTGTGCAGCTCTATTGACCTTATCTTGGCTAACAGTTCTTTTTTTTGTGTTGCCGTCATTTCATCATCTTTTGCTACATCATCTAATAATTTGTCTAATTCCTGTTGGCGCTTTAGTGCCGTTTCCATACGCCTGTTAATCAGTTCTGCACCGTTTTCAATAGCTCTACTCGCCGTTTCGATGAAACCCTCGCGGACCTCTCGCCGTTTTTCTGCATATTCGTCCATATCAGGCGGATGTCGTCGCCACCACGATTTTAACGTGTTTACGGGAATACCCATTTTGCGTGATACTAATTCCCAATTTCCCAATACCGTGTATTCCGCAAATGCCTGCTCACGGTCGGCGTCTGTATATGTTCTCTGTTTTGCGATGGCTGACACCCCCTTTTTTGTCAATTTAATATTTCCGTCCCCACCGACAATCAGTGAAATATTAACCCACCGTCACCACGACGGTTCTACCTACTATATGTAGTAAATCAAATCTATCCCCCACACTATTTCCCAATTTCGGTATTTTTGCATTTTGTACATATTACATAAATCATCATAGGAATATATGTATACTTTTCATAATCTTATTTAACTTTAGCATAAAAGTATTGACTTTGGCATAAAAGTATGCTATACTATAATCAGAAAATAACAAAAGAGGTCAGCCGAAAGGCAAGAAAGGAAGATTAATTATGAAAAAGAGATTAATTTACGGAGAAACAAACGCATACGACATTATCATTAGCATTGACGAAGAAGGACGTTGCAGATACGTCACAGTCAAAGAATGGTTCCCGAATTTAGCTGACTGTGATGATGACGAAAAAACTGAAAAAGCAGAAGAATTTTTAAGAACTATTGAAGATGATAGCTCTTGGGAAAACGACAGTTACGAATTATCAGCAGACGAAGTATTAGAATATGTAGACATCATCGCTGAAATTGAAAAAGAGCTATAAAAACGCAATTCCGACGCATTTCGGTGCGTCGGTGCAATGCAGAGGTGCAATATGATAAAAAAATGTATAATCTTTGGAGGGTTATCATAGATAATTAAAGGAGGAAAATAAAATGTTAAAAATAATTAAAGGAAGAAAGTACGATACTGACACTGCACAAAAGGTGTGCAGTTATGATAACGGCTTGCCGTCGGGCGATTTTGACGCCCTTTGCGAGCAACTGTATGTAAAGCGTACAGGTGAGTTTTTCTTGTACGGATATGGCGGTGCAAGAACCGCCTATGCTGAAGCCGACGGCAATATGTGGACTTCAGGTGAAAAAATCGTTCCACTTTCCGAAGCTGACGCAAAGGCGTTCGCTGAAGAACACGCTTCACCGGAAGTGTACGAACAGTACTTCGGTGAAGTGTCAGAGGGTGATACCTACCGAACAACAATAACCCTTTCTGGAACAGCAAAAAAGAAACTTCAATCGCTTGCTCTCGAAAGACGCGAAAATATCAGTCAGGTTATTGAAAGACTGATTGAAAACGCATAACAAAAAAGACGGTTGCCGTTTGGTAACCGTCTTTTTTAGGAATAAATGAAAAAATATAATATCTCTCAAGTGAGCATATATATTATATCACATTTTCTACCGCAAGTCAAAGTGAGTTAAGTTATACCGAAACCGTTTATAAAATTCTCGTTTTAGGTTGAATAATCGAGTGTGTGAGATTATTTCTGTAAATTAATTTTTCTATGATAAAATACTTGGTTTTATTTGGGCAGATAAGCAAAATTCAGCTTATCTGCCTTTTTGTAATAT